CGCTCAACAGAACGCTCCGCTACGTACCCAACAATGCGTTCAACTTCGCCGGGATTCATGCTTCTGTACCTCTTCTAGGTTTTCAAAGTACATCGCATCAAAACCCCGCTGCCATTCCTTGTATTGATTGGTTCCCGGTTTGTAGGGGTTCTCAACGTAACCCCCTTTGAAGGCTCGTCCCCCTGCCTCGTGTTGGTGACGCAAGGGGATGCCAAATCGCTTGTATACGCTGCTGTTGTTATTCACAGGTCTTCCTCCCTGTTTCTGGATCAAAGAAACATGCCGCACCCATGTTTTCGTCAATGTAATCCTCTTTTTGTTCAGGTTTTTCTTCGACCACTTCCTCATCCTTGCTGGCATTCAAGATGCCATACCGCTTACCAGCAGCACGGAAAGTTGTGCAACCTGAAGCACCCCCATCATACGCCAGCATGTAGACCTCCTTGAACTCGTCAAAGCTTACATCATCCCCAACATTACAAGTCTTGCTGCAAGCAGAGTCCACGTAATAGGAGGCTAGATTGAGTACTTCAACGTGTTCGCGGACGCTGACTTCATTTGCTGTACGTCCTTCAACCCCGAATACTCTGTACCCATAGTCGTCAACTCGTTCAACCTTGGGTCCAGAAGGCGTTTGAATAGTGCGGTCATACCCATACGAAAAGACGGGTTCAATACCAGAGCTAACATTATCAGCGCTAAGGCTAATAGTCCCGGTTGGAGCAATACTAAGTAGGTGGCTGTTCCGTATGCCATGTTCTTTAATTCCTTCTCGAATAAAATCGGGCAGGGTATCTGCAAACCCTGATTGCAAAAACTTCTCTTTGTCCAGCAGCGGGAAGCTTCCCTTCTCTTTTGCGAGTTCAATGCTTTCAGTGTAAGCAGCATCACGAACGGTTTCCATTACCTCTTTCAGGACTTCCATAAACCCTTCTGAGCCATATGGGAACCCCATAGCCTCAATAGCATTTGCAACACCTGTGAGACCAATACCCATACGACGTTTGTTCATTGCGGATTCACGCTGTTCTGGTAATGGGTACTCAGCAACATCAATCACATTGTCAAGCATACGTACTGCTCGCATCGTGTCTTGGGACAACAGTTTAATATCAATTCCTCTTACCCCATCCCTTCTGTCCACGACATACTTGACAAGGTTTAGGCTCCCGAGTAGACATGCACCGTGGGGAGGAAGTGGCTGTTCCGCACACGGATTGGTAGCCTCAATGGTTTCGACATACCACAGGTTGTTTTTCTTGTTGATGCGATCAATGAATAGCACCCCCGGCTCTGCCCAATCCCATGTGTTACGCATGATCTGGTCCCACAAAGCACGAGCGCGAACAGTTTTGTACACCTGACCATCAAACACCAGATCAAAGTCTAGGTCTTCTCTGACGCAGTGCATGAAGTCGTCTGTGACACCGACACTGATGTTGAATTGGGTTAGGGTTTGTTCATCTGTTTTGCAGTGAATAAATTGTTCAATATCAGGATGGTCCACTCGAAGGACTGCCATTTGCGCTCCACGTCTGTGCCCTGCGCTAGAGATCGTTTTGCATAAAGCATCGAAGATGCCCATAAAGGATACAGGGCCGGATGCTGGACTATCAAGCGTTTTAATTCGGTTTCCGTTAGGTCGCAACCGAGAGAAATCATACCCAATACCTCCTCCACGACGCATGGTCTCAGCAGCGTAAGCCACTGCATTCATAATTGATGCCATACTGTCTTCAATTGTTACACTAACGAAACAATTGTAGGGTGTAACACGGCGAGTGCTACCAATTGCGGACTGTACACGTCCAGCAGGGAGAAAGCGCTGCTCCAAAAGCATCTGTCTAACGTCATAAAATTCCTCCTGCGTACTAGTCAGGGTCTGGGCAATGCGTGACATTGCTTGCTTAAATGTCTCGCCGTCCTGACGATATTTGGTGGCGTGAATCTCCTCGCTAATAACAAGAGTCGGGCCAAAATGTTTAGCTGTGTGTGTAATAGTGCTCATTTAAGGGTCACCTTTATTGTTCCAAATTGCCAACCATCAAGCTCTTCCAGAAGCTTTTCGACATCTTCTGCGATGCTTTCATCTAATCTGTCATCGACAGGAAGAGGGTACTCATCTCTGTCAATTGAGAACCCAAATGATATACGACCTTTGACGAACTGTTCTCCTGTCACAATTAGTCCTCCAGAAGCTTGCGTAGTTGTGGTAATACAGAGGGATGATCTTTTGGTTTAATTAATTTGCCGTGTTTGTCAATCGTCCCGTTACGAATTTTATCCATGTTGTTTGCATGGACGATACTAAATGCTGTCTCGAATTTATCCTCCATACCATAAGCCATTGTTATTGCATGCAGAACATACACAACATCACAAAGCTCCTTCAAGATTTCATGCCGTGCATGGTCGTAGTCAAGCGCTTCCAATACCTCATCTGTTTCCTCCATGAACAAATGGGTAGCAAGGGGTACGCTTGGCTCTTCATGTGTCCCCAATTTCTCGTTTCTGGCTTTCCAAAACTCTTTCACCTTGCTCACATTTGTGCTGTACTGTGACATCATTTCTTCTTCCTTACCTTATGAGTTGTTAACACTGCGGCGATTAGTGCAACAAGAATAATTGACACCACAAACCACCCAGCCGAAATGATGAATGGTGACATGACAATCCACCATGACCACGTTACAGCCTCAGCGAACTTCAAGATGGTGAAGATTATACCTGTTAACCACAATCCAATATGTATCATTTCTTCTTCCTTCGTACCACTCGTTTGCGTTTTGGTTTCTCTTCTACCCACGATTGAGGAATAGTCCCCTCACACCAAGGTATTCCTAGTTTGTCGCACCACTGACCATATGTAGTTTTGCTTCCCCTGTAAATATAGTTGGTAGGGCGTTGGAAACAAAAGCGAAGGTCAATGCCGGGATTTTGTTTCAAAACTGCTCTAGTCTTGGTGCGATCCTTTGGCAACAGTCTGCCCTTGATCTCAACGTAGATACCATTGTCTAGTTTTACATCAGGCCAGTAATTGTGTTCCACAACATAGGGGATTTTATCCTCTTCATAAGTGTACTTTATCCCACGATTGTCAAGGTCCCCGCATACAGAATCTTCAAACCCACTACGCTTTATTGGCATCATCTCCCTCCCAATTAACTTCTGTGTAATATTCGTCTTGGGGGTTCTTACTTTTTGAGGGAATCTTTGGGCGAACTTGCAGATTAGGCCAACAGGTGTTTCTGTACTGACAGAACCTACAGGATGTCCCCAAAATGCGATTACCTGTCTCCTTTTTGTAGAAGATTTCAGGCTCATCGTCGAAGCACTTTTCAAACGGGGCATTGCCGTTTAACTTGCGAACCTTGTCCTCAAGCTCTTGCCAGATTTGCTGCTCTTCCTCAGCCGACAACTCAAGAGGTACAAACTTAACGTCACCATTACTCTTGTCCATCACGAACCAGCCACCAATTTTGCCAGCACCGCCACGAGAATAGAACACAAGCTGGGGGATGTACCCAAAAGCGTCACCTGACTTCATTGTGTCGCCAGTGTCGAATTTATGGGTGAAGGACCAATGGCTAGCAGACTTTACATCGTGGACATACCCCGCAATGCTAAGATCAGTGTGACCCTTGATGGTGACACCAGCTAAGTCTACGGATACTTCCTGTTCACCTTTTAGATGCTCCCCGTAGATACTCTTCAAAATTGCCATGTAGACAACTTCAACAATGTCCCCCAGCACAAAGTTCAGAAGTTGGCTTGGGTTCAATGGGATACCTTTTGTTCCCATTTTTTCGTGCTGCAATTGACACAGTGGGCGACCAATGTTGCTTGCTCTTAGACGAAACTTCTCAGAGCGGGGAGTGTTGAACTGCTTACGCAAAGCCTCTTTCAACTGCTCCCCTGCCTCCTCAAGAACATCATCAGGAATACCCTGTGACTCTCCAGCCAACACCTCCTGCAAAAAATGGAGGACATCAAGGGTCTGCATGTTTACGTTATTCATTAGGTACT